CCGAGCGCGGCAAGGAACACATCGTTGTGTGCTACCTCGGGCGGCTTGGGATCGGCGGGCGGCTCTCGCGTTCCACCGTCAAAGTCCGGTGTCACCGGCTTCAGGTTTTCGAGCAGGGTTGTGGCCTGTTCAGCCAAACCGTCCTCGTCGCTGGCGGTCAGGAACGGAACCAGCTTTGCCGGTAGTTCCTTTTCTGCTGCGACCTTCTGGCGGAGTGCGATGGTTTCGGTTTCCTTCAACCTGGACTCCAGCTCGGCTGCTCTCTTCTGAGTTTTCTCAAGCTCAGTAGCGTTGGCCGATTCAATCTCTTCCAGCTTCGCGGCCTTGGACTTCAGGTCACTGTAATCCGCGAACTTGGACTGGATCTTGCCCTTCTCCTTGGCAATCAGGGCATTAACCTGATCCTGGGTGAAGGTGGTGGTTTCGGCTGGTGCCGATTCCGTGGTTGCTTCCGATTCGGCGATTGCCGCTTCGTCTGCCATATGAGCCCCTTTCGGGTGGGTTGCCCCTGGTTCCGCCAGGGTCCGGTTTTGTTACAGCGCCGCGAGCGGCTTCTGTGTCAGCCATTCCGCGCCGTCGCCTACGGGCTCATGGCCCACAAGCGTTTTCAGCGGAAGACCGCCGCGCACTGCTTCTGCGGCTGTTTCCCCAAGTCGCCGGTTCTGTTCGGCCTTGGGAAGTTCGTTGAAGATTTCTTGCCCCGTAGGACGCTCGACTGTGCCGGGGTCGTCAATCAGGACGGGTTCGGCAACGCAGTCGCAGTTAGCGTGGAACTCAAACACTTCGTCCGTTGCGAAGGTGGTTCCGTCCGCTGCTCCCAGACACGCTCCGCAGGCGTTCCCGCCGGTGACCCGTGTGTAGCCCGTGATGGCTGCCACAGCCACCAGAAGCGCCGTCATTGGCCCTCTGGCTCCGTAGTATGTATCCACGTCTGCCCACCGTAGGGCGGCTGTCCTCGCAACCTCGGAAGCCTGCTGTGTGGTGCCGCCGTTTGCCATAACGATCTTGGCGCGGATCGGTGGCGACTCCCATGCTTCACGCAGTGGGCGACCGGTGCTGCTGAAGCCCGCAACGGAGTCGACCTTGCTGAGTCGTGGGCGTCTGCCGGTTTCTGACGCGATAAACGAAGTCAGGTACGCCGCCGTGAGCCGTTCGTTCGATCTCTGGGCCGATGTGACCAGCGGCACCACCACATCGAGCCACGTTTCGTAGCTGCGGTCGAAGTCTGCGGGGTCCAGGCTCCACCGGCTTCGCGCAATCCGCGCAATCCGCGCCGCTGTGGTTGCCAGCTGCGCGGAATAGCGGTTAGTTAACCGGAGGCTCTGGGGCGACCTGGGCATCAGGCTCCGGTATCAGGAAGGTTTCTTCTGCCCTCATGTCAAGAATGCGGGAAATCGCCTGAGGGCTGTAGCCGAGCTTTTCGAGCGCCGCCTCAAACGGCAAACCAATCGAGACTTCCTTCGTCACCGCGTCGGTGAGCTGGGCCTGAGAACGGGACTCGGTGTCTTTCCAGATCGTTTCCGCGTCAGTGGCCGTTGCGCGGGGATCGTTGGCGTCAATCGACTTGAAGGCAAGGCGCATAGCCTCTTCGTGACCTTCACCAAAGGCGTCCTTCTTGTCGTTGGTCTTCGACACCAAGCCGGCGTCCAGACCAATCAGCGCTTCTGCGGAGATGTTAGAGATGGCGGCTGGCCGGAAGTAGTAGATCGGAATGCGCGTCTGCGCCGCCAGGTCGCCAATGTAGCCGTCGATGGATTCACGCAGGGCTTTGAGATCGGCCTGCGAAAACTCGTGAGCCTTGGCGTTCTCGTTGCCGAAATACCAGAGGCGAGACTTTGCGGCCTGCTGAAAGGGGATCGGCTTGCCGTTGGCATCTCTGGGCGGCTCGACTCCGAGCAGGACGCGCTGCGGCAGTCCGTGGTACTCCGAACCAATCAGCAAATCAACGACAGTCTTGGTGATCTGATCCTGAAGGCTTACGGCACCGTAGGAAAGGTCTGAGCGCCCGCCCCTGAGCATCGAAGGGTTGTTCGGGATCGGCACAATGGGAACTTCACCGAGCGGGTTAGAAGTGCTCTCGATCAGCTGCCAGTGCTCTTCGATCCGCTTGTGCTGCCTGCGCTTGGCGTCTGTCCGGTACTTGAACACGCCTTCTGGCAGGTAGACATTGGCGTAGGTTTCATCGCCGTCGTTCCATTCCTTGAGAGCAGCGAGCCGCCGGCGACGATCACCAGGAGCGTGGGCCACGATGACCTGAGAAGGATGCTCTGAAGTAATGATCGGGCCGTCTGGAGAGGGCTGAACCATCCAGTACGCCTCTCCCAGCTTGATCGACTCCGTGTGGACCATGTTGGCCTGAGCGTCAAGGCCGTTGGCCTGCCAGATGCTCCATGCCTCATCGTCGGCGTCTTCACCGAACCGGAAACCCTGAACACGGCATCGCTCAGCGGGAGCGTCCACCACCAGAGTCATGTAGTTATCGGTGAGGTCGCGTAGGAGCTGACCTAGCACCGTTCCTTGGAAGGCTGCCTGGGTGGTTCGCAACCACTCCGAGATGCGGTGGTTGCCTTCGTAGTAGTGGTCGTAGGTCTGCCATTCGCTCCAGCGGGTGTGAAGTCGGTGCTCGAGAAGGTCGCGCCATTCGGCAGGGGTCGTCGGGGCCATAGACGGACCTCCTTTCGGTTATGTGAACCAGACCTGCGAGGGGCCGTCTGGTTCTGCGTTTTCTGCGATTGCGTCGCCTCGCGCCTCCCAGCTAATGACGGCAGCAGCGGCAGCGTCAATCTTGCGGGGAGAGTTCGGACGATCTTTGCCAACAGTCCAGAGTGGTCGGCCTTCGTCGTCCTTTGCGGTGATCTTGCGACGAACCGCGTTTTTGATGTGCTGCGTAAACATTTCGTCGCCGTCATTGCTGACTTCTCCGGTGGAGATGGCGTCGGTGAACTTTCCGACTGCCTGAGCGGTCTGCTTTGGCCGGCTCATTAGCCACGGCACGAACTTGTCGTTGCCCCAGCGTCCCTGCCACCGCTCCAACAGCGCTTCGATGTTGCCGCCGCCGGTGCCTGGGTCCACATAGGCTCGCCAGATGGAAAACTCGTCTACGGTTTCCTGAATAGCGCCGTCGACCTCGTTCATCGGGTGCTCGTAGTCATCGGAGGCGTTTTCTGGCCGCTGCCAGATGCCAACCGCCCACTGATACCCGCTTTCAACTTCAGTAGCGACAATGGCAAGCGCATCGTCAAACCTTGCGCCGTCAATGCCCACAACGATGAACGCGCCTTTGTCCGGTCGGTAGTCCGTTGCCTGCTGCTGCCACTTTTCGTATTCGAAGGCCGCAGACTCTGCCGCCCTCTTGCGGTTTAGAAACCACCGCTCAGCCTGCGCTGGATCTCGCCCGAGCAGTGCTTCAATTTCGGCGTCGATGCGGTCCAGGTTGATCCAAGGTTTGACCGCGCCGCTTTCTCCGTCGCGGGTGCCGGTAACGGAGTCGCCGTAAACAATTTTCAGAGCCCTTCTGCGGTCTGACTTGTTTTTGACCGATAGACCCTGCGGAGCTTCCACGTCATCGTGGTAGACGCCGGCCTTTTCGTTTTCGGCTGTGTATTGAGCAACCGATTCTTCTGCCGGGTCGTAGGCGTTTGGCGTCGAAAGCCACCTTCCACCCATGCCGGCGATACCGCGTCGCTGGTTGTCTGCCAGCACTCGACCGCCGTTGCTTTGTAGCCACGATTCAGTCTGGTCCTGGTTGATGAAGGTGACGCGCTGCCCTAGCCGGGAGCGGCCAGAAGCGGTGACGGGTTCAATCTTGCCACCACCTGGAAGGTTGATTCGTCCAAGGCCGGTGTCCTCGATGTCGGCGTGGAGTGCGCCCAGCTCGATCATCGGTAGAAGGGCTGAGTAAACGTTTGCGGTCTGATCCTCGGAAACTGCCGTGACCTGAATCAGCGGAGTGGTCCAAGGCTTGCCAACCGGCAGACCTTCAGCGTCCCAGCCGTCAAAGGTAACGGGCCCAGAAGCCTCGGCGCAGATGATGGAGGCAGATAGCGGACCCTTTCCCCACTTCTGTGGACGGGTCAGTTGGGCACCGCGTGAATAGTAGAACTCGCCAGTCTCTGGGATCAGGCGGTAAAAGTTCAGCAGGAAGTCCAGCTGCTCGTCGGTGAGCAGAAACGGCTCCCCGATCATCTCGCGGTCTGGGATCGCGCAGTGATCCTCGATCCAGTCGGCCACAAGGAAGCCGAGCGTTGGGAACTCGCCCGGTGTTTCAGCCCCACGCCAGGGCATTAGCTAACAGCGCGAAGTCTGCGCTTGGTGGGCTGCGATTGCCCGGCGCTACCTTCTGCGGTGTTGATCTCCCATTGAAGTGCTCGACGCGCTTTCGGACTTAGGCCGAAGCGGTCCTCGAGTGCGGTGATCTGAGCAAGCGCGGAAACTGAACCGTCACCTCGAGCGTCCGCATCGCGCAAACGCGCAAGCCGGATCAGCGGGTCAACATCTGCCGGCTGCCAGACCGTAGCCATTGGCGATGCCCAGATGGTTGCCCACCATTCGCGGGTGTCATTCAGCCATTCAAGGTCGGGGAGCTCGGGCGCAGTGCCTTTGCGCCCTTCGGCTGGCAGTTCTTTCCACTGTGATTGCCCCGCGTTGCGCCTTCTGCGCTGACCGGGTGGTTTTGGCTGTGCCGGCATGGAATCCTCCCGCCATAATGGGAACCCGTCCCAACTTGTGAACCGTACAGATTGTTAGAGACT